GATGAACGGATCTGTTGTGATACGATTTTCCGTGTCGTCAAGTTATCGCCCCTTGTGTTTGCAGTCCAGGATCTCTGGGTTTTAAATGGAGACCATGTGCATCCGCGTTCAACCTATCCACAGAGGTCGGAATGGATCCGGGAACTTCTTGGACTCTTTCATTCTCCAGATTTATTGGCACTTGTCCCCTTGTCCGAACTTCCGGTGGGAACAATCGTTCGAGGCACCGAGGCATATGATGATATGCCCGGGTCACTCGGTGTATTTCTTCCTGATAAGGAGTAAAGAATGACCTCTTGCAATATGGGAGGACGTCGCCGCAAGACCCGCAAGACCCGCAAGACCCGCAAGATGCGTGGTGGAAATCTGCCCAGTTTCGGTGGTACGATCGGAACAGCCGGCCCGGTGTATGGATCGGCGAACTTGAGTGGTGGAACAGTGGATATCCAGACAATGGAGTCTGTCACGGGAGGACGCCGTCGTCGCCGGAGCCGCCGGTCTCGCCGCACGCGTCGCATGCGTGGTGGCGCCCTGCAGAGCGCAAATACCGGGTACAGCTTTACTGGGACGGGCGTGAATGGGATTTCGGACGCTGTCGGGTACGCCCCGAACCAGGGTGGGATTCGGGTTGCGTCCGCGTAACTGCATCCGCCCAAACGTAGGGTAAGTAGGTGGGATCATTGGTCACGATGAAAGGTCCTCCTACAGCAGCAGTGTGAAGGCGCATCCTCTGCATTTCAAACTCTAATGACATATATTCATTGTACCGCTTCCACAAATCATAGGCTGTCATGCTTGACGATATGACAAAGAGTGCATCGCCTATACCTGCAAACCACATGAAAAAAGCGATCATTGGCATGACAATCATGTCACTGATTTGTTTTAGGTTGGAAACATACCGAGTCGGATGGAAGAAAGTACGGAGTTGGATGTACCGTTCAGCTTTGTTGAATGCATCAGCGAGCGGCATTGAGAGCACGGATCCTTACACCTTCTGCAGGAAAGTCGTGCTCGATGAACGTGCGCGGATCAATGTAAGCCACCTTAAAATCCGAATTCGGGAAGAAGGTCTCAAGAAGGTCAAGTGTGATGAGGTTGTCGGCGACCATGTAGCGAGACAGTGCCTCGGTGAGATCAACCTTTGACTCGGTGTCACCGATCCAGATCCACGGAACCACAACAGGTGCCCATGGATCGCCCTTGTAGTCGACGATTCGCTGACCGGTGTTGAGAACACGACGACGAACGTGGCGTCCACGCCTCCACTCCTCGATGAAGATAGCATCTTCCGGGACGTAGGTGTCAAGATCCGGATCATAGTCCTCGAGTACCGAAATGAAGAACTTCTCGTGGGAGTCATTGGTCATGGACTGGAACATGTTGTCAAAGGTGCGCTGGAACCAGACGAAGATGCGGAAGAGACATGCGAGAAACATTTTGGCTTAACACAGTTACGGAGGGGTAACGGACTTTCCGTTTTTAAGGAGATCTAGATCAGCCTTTGCCGCGTCTGTCAAGGTACAACCATACGATGTCAAGTCTTGATTGATGGATGCGAGATATCCACGAATGTTTGCCCACGGAGACTCTTCGTACGATCGAGGAATGATTTCCGGAGAGTGCTGGGAACACGGTGTCCATCCAAAATTGAGTCCATCCGATTCCATCAAGGCCCAAATATTGACCTCCCATGTAAATTTGGGAAGTTCACGCAGGACAGTTGCCTTGTACTGTTTCCAAAAGGGTTCCACGAAATTCTTGTGCATCAGAATGAACCCACCGCAAAAGCGCCAGTGCACACCCTTCCACACATTTGTATCATCAAGGATCCATGCCCAGCAACCCGGTGTCACAATACGCGGTTCAAGAGGAGGCATCATGGAATAAAGACGATCGATTGCCGGTTGATCAAGGACGCGGACGATTCCAAAATCAATCCAAGCATACCAATCGGTCGCATATACATTCATGTTTCGTGCGCGTAGTAACCATTCTGCCTTGGTGTGCTGAATCTTCATGTACCCAAATGTATCCTTGGGCGCTCGCACATGTGTAATCTCATAGGTTCCAGACGCAGGTGCAATCGAGTCGATCCATGTATCTTCAAGAGATGCCTTGACAACATGCACATTTGCTGGAAATGTCCACTCTGTAATGCTATCATCAAGAAACAGAACAAATGGAATTCCGGTGTTTGCGATCTTTTCAAACTGTGTTCGGTAATGATCGAGGGATCCAATCACTGGACGGTCGGGAGGAATCAAAAAAGTAGTCACGTACGTAATCTTGTAATCGTAGTTCATGTGACGGAGAGCAATGTCCGAATACCCGGCGCGTTGACGAGCCATACGGGGCGAAGTGTAATACCAGTTGCCTACGGGTTGGAGAGGCTTCCAATATTGATCGAGGATATAGTTCCAGTGCTGCTCGGGGTACTGCTCATAAATGATGACTCCTTCGTCCCATCGGGCAATAAGAGTATCGTAATACCCCTGCGAAACAATGTACCCGGGAGTAGACTGCGACTCAAGAACCTTTCCAAAACCAGACACAGGAGGCTCTGAACGAAGTAGATTGTAGGCCAGAAGGACGACATCGTACTTGTCGGGCAGGTTGGCCAGGCACGTTGTGACTTCGTTTTTCGAAACACAGAATTGGAAGTCATCCTCGAGAATCATAACTGCCGGAAGTCCTCGATCACGTGCCATCTTCAACACTGCAAGATGAGAGTGACTACAACCAAGGCCACCAGGAGACCGTTCAATAGCAGCGAATCGGTGAGTAGGAATTCCAAGATTGACAAGTTCAACTTCAATTTGAGCTCGCCGGTCGGTACGACGATCCAGGTTAATGTAATAACACTCCATTATGCTTTCACGTGAAACCATTGCCTAAAGTTTCACGAAGAACAAGTAAATGTGGGATCCCCCAACAATTGTTATTGAACTCCGCGGTGGACTAGGAAATCAACTCTTTCAACTTGCAGCTGGTGAATATTTATCTTTATCTCTCAACCGGACCCTCATTCTTGAAACCAATCCTTCACCACATTCGTCCGTATCGTATCTCGATACCTTCCTGAAAAAATGGAGACATTTTCGCAGACCTCATCGCCATGCAACCACTGTTGAGGAAACAACACTTGCATTTCAAGATTGGAGTTGTCTTAACGAGTACGATCATGTCAAGGCACTTGGCTACTTTCAAGATTGGAGATATGTGAACAAGGCCTTTGTTCGGTATGTTAATGAAAGCTTTTCCAATCAAGTTCTGTCCAAGTACCCAGACATCAACAAGTCTGTATTTATTCACGTTCGGGGAGGGGACTACAAGGGACATGAGATGCATGGTGTAGACCTAACACAGTATTATGCGAATGCAATGACCCTCTTTCCTGAAGACACAGTGTATTCGATTTTTACGAATGACGTGGAGTATGCAAAAAAATTGAACCTACCGGGTTCCGTTATTGAAGAGAATGAAGTGGATTCCTTGTTCTTGATGACCCAGTGCAAAAGTGGAATCTGTGCAAACTCGACCTATTCATGGTGGGGCGCCTATCTGAATCCGCGTCGTAGATTGGTTCTGCCCGACACGTGGTTTGCAATGTCCGGATTCAATACCGAAGGGCTATACTTCCCGGGATCCATTAAATGTCCAGTGTCACGACGACTGGCTTTGGAGGTGCCTCCGGAAGAGTCCCTGCCTCACGGTGCTTCACCACTTCATCCCATGTTGCCTGGAGATCCGGCAAGTGTGTAGTCAACCACTCGGGATCCTTGGGAACAAAATCCTTCTTGGTGGAGGCCAGGATCCAGTAGACAAACTGGTAGTCGTCCGCATCGCCATCCAGACTCGCTTTCCAGTCCTCGGTCGTCTGTGTATCCTCCCGATAAAAGACCTTACCGTCGCCGATGGCTGCAAAGACGCCCTTCTTGCCCTCAAACGCTTTCCACTCGGCATAGTAGACTTGCTTAAACCGAAACTCCACATACTCGCACTCATCGATTCCCGTGCACTCCATCTGCATCTGCATCTGGTGAATGTAGTGGTTCGGAATCTCGGGCTTTGGGTCACGTGAGAACGGGCACTTGAACTCTACCAATCGTCCCCACCGCTTGTCTGTCTTGTCCTCTTCCTTTGGAAAGATGATACCGTCCGGACTTGCGCCCAGGAAGGGAATGGTCTGGTGCTGGACACAGGAGACGTCCACAATGCGGCATCCCGTCTCGTCCTCGTAAATCTTCTTGGCGATCGGCTCGAACCGCGTTCCCCAAATCAGCGGGGCACACGCACCTGTACCGGCATTCTCCTTGGGCTCGAGCTTGCGCATAATTAGCCGACGACGCGACTCGGACGTGGTCCAGGCGTCCGTGACTTCAGATGCGGTAATCATTTCAGTACGCTTGGTGTGCCATGCAGCACTACGCTGGTCATTCTGTCCATACAACTCAATCACACGATTCACTGCATGTTCACGCTCCATTGACGTGCGTTACAATTGTGATATATTCGTTTCGTTTTCGTAAGCACTTTCACTGCTTAAGAACAAGAGTGTCATGGAGACTATCCAGAGCAAGGAGCAGTGGGTACTGCACCGTCTTGAAACCTTTTATGCAAATCCGCAAACATTTGCCCGGGTGGAGGAGATCCTCACCGGAAAGTCCCGGTTAAGCCTGCGTCTGCTGGACTGGTTTGCGACAAACTATTCCAAAAAGTACAATGTGTCCTACGTCACCAAGTCTGGACGTCATGTGATCGTGTACCTCGTCTACAAGGCCCATCTCAAGGCGTACAATAAGAAGATGTTCGATCCGTTCTGCCGTTGCAAGCGGATCAAGTTCCGGGGACTGGACACGACCGTGGGTCAACTCAACTTCTTTGAGTGGGTTATCCAGGATGAGGTGCTCGAGTATCTGGACGAGCATTACGATGAGATTCATCGCGACATGGAGGAGTTTTCCCAAGTTATGATCCAGCCCGATGGTGAGCGTCGGAAGCGCCATGAACTGTCGCGCTCTGCAACCAAATCTGTCAAGCGTCACGATGTGCGCGTTGTGGTGTCCTTTGATTAATCTACCTACCCAACAATGCTATCGCTGACCGATCCATCAATTGTCTACGAAACGTCCCGTGATGCCACAGAACACGATATTGATGTCGTGTCGGATTTGTGGACCATGGGAGACCGCAAAGTCTACCGGGGCGCACGCGATCCTCGATACACTCATGCAAACGTGTATTGGTTGTATGACAAAGATCTGGACCGCGTAGGTCTAGCTGAACATAACCTGAACAACGCCGCTGATGTTGCCTTGCACTGGTATTATGACAGCCCATTTGCCACCCTGTTGCAGGAAGAAAAATGGACAGTAGATGATCCGATCTGGTCCTTCATGGCCGAACATACCTATGAGCGTTTTTTGACACAAGGATGGACAGATCCCAAGAGTTTCTTGGAGCAGTGTTTGTCAACCTCGACTCGGATCGTGACTCCGGACATGTTGGTGGAACTCCCCATTGTGCACGCATGTTCCAACTGCAGAAAGAAGTCCCTGAAGCCGTTTGACTGTGCAGACGTCCATGTACCTCTGGACTTTCCAGTCAAGGAAAAAATTTGGTTTATTGATGATTCATTGAATGTGTCTAGACCTCCTGCTGTATCAGAAGTCTTTAGGCGCTTGCAACAGCTGCGCGCTTCTTCTTCGAAGCCGTTGTCGTCGTCGCCGGAGCCGGAACCTCGTGATGGTGAACCTCAACCTCAACCGGAGGTGCAGACGGCGCCTCAATCGTAGGCACCTCGATCTCCTGCTCATCATCCTCGGCGTCCGGCTCGCGGATGTCCGAGAAGGCCTGCGAAGCCGTCACCTTGTTCGGGGCAAACACCTTGGCGTGCGTCACGCGCCACGTGACACCAAAGCCAGTGCCAGTCACGTAGATGCTCGGCGTGATGACCATGCGTCCCTCGATGCGCTTGGCAAAGACCTGCTCAATGTTCTCGGGAGTCACAGCAACATCCATGTCGCGTGCATCGCACACGCTCATGCTCACCTTGCCATCCCAGACCGAGATCTTCATGCGGAGGCTAGGCGGGTACTTACCATTCGGAACCCACTCGCCATTGACCTTCTCCACACTCTGGTTCAGGATCGGCTTGAAGGTCTCCCGGAGAACTGCCTCGGAGCGCTGCTTGCCGAACCACTTGGAGCTGTTGGTGCCTGCAGAGGCGATGATCTTCTCCTGGAGATCGAGGAGGAAGTTGTAGAAGTTGCCAATCTCTGAACCATCCGTGCTGCGCTCCTTGGCAT